TCCCATTTCGGAAGCATCCAGCCGTTCGGCTGTCTCTTCATATGACCATGACCGGACTTCATAGACCTGCGTGGCCGCGCCGGTAGCGGCGAGGTCTTTTGCATAAACTTTCCCAAAACAACCGCGTGTGACTGCCATTTGAATACCCTCTTATTTCGCCGTGCCCGGTACGCCTTCTGCGGCCCGGTAGAAAACCTTGAAACCCATTTGGATGACGCCGACCATCTTATCGCCTTCGCCCTCGACTCCGATCTCCTGCGGCCCGATCTCAATTCCAGCAGCCAGGCCGCTGAATGTCTGATCGGTATAAAGCGCGGTTTCCACCTCTTCCGCTATCGTGTCGAGCGTGTCATCGTCAGAACCTTTTACGTAGCCCTCGATAATCAATTCCAGTTCATGCCAAACAATAGACTGCAAGCTTGAACTTTCATAGTTCGGCTGATCCGATCTGGCGTAAACGCATAGCCCGGGCATTTCGGCATCGGTCAACGGATAGACCCGCGACTTGAACACCCGCGCGGCTGTCGTGGTCAGCCCCGTTACACGCGAGACAACCGCCGCGCGTATCTGCCGCCGAACGTGCATCAGGTCTCCCGCAGCCTGTGAATGGTCTCACCCAAGCCGTTCGGCTGCACCTCAACCACCGTATAGCCCACCGTCCTGATCGTCACCGTAGCGCCTACCGCTTGCGCGTCAGCGTCCAATGTGCGTAATGCCGGCGTCGATCCCTCAACCCCGATTGATCCGCTGTTGTCGATCAGCAGATAGTCGTTGTCGAATATCCCGTTGATCGTGCCTGTTGCCAAACTGACAACCTCAGCGAACCCGGCGTCGGTATCGTAGAATACCGGCTCCAGGTCCGCCGTGATGTCAGTCAACAACGTCATTCGGATTAACTCTCGAAAGCGTTAATCAGAACCTGCGCCTCGGTTAATCCGGCCCCGGCTGCTTTATCAGCCAGCGAAAGCCCAAGCGGGGTATCGGTATTTGTTACCGTTACCCCGGTCGAAGCGTTCCAGTAAACCAGATCACCACAATCAATTGCGACGCCAGTCGCCACCAATAGGTTAGCCGGCCCGAATACGCGCACCGTGCCGGTATCGCCGCTTGCTGTCGTTGACAGCCACAACACGACACCGCCACCGGTCACGGCATCGACAGTGCCCACCGTTTTATCTGCTCCCGCGACCTTGGAAACATCCAGCGCCGGGAAGCTGTAAGTATCATTTGCTCTGTTAGCCATTTTCTAAATCCTCAATAAATTACAGTTTCAGCCTTTGCTATCAATCGCCGTCGTTGTAGTACAGGCCACGATAGTCGAGCGCAGCCACCGCAAAGTCAAGCCGGACCAGCTTTGCTATCAATCGCCGTCGTTGTAGTACAGGCCACGATAGTCGAGCGCAGCCACCGCAAAGTCAAGCCGGACCAGATAGGTCACACCGCTTCGGCTGATCTGTTCCTCCTGCCGGATTGTTGGAGTCTCCGCACCTTGCAGGAATGCCACCTCGATTGTATCAGCCTGGTTTGGCGCTGCGGCCAAGTACCAGCCGGTTGCACCCTTGAAAGCGGAATTGTCCAGCCTGGAATCAGCGACCACCGTCAATCGCTTGTAGAACGGGTTAGCCGCCGACGGTCCGCGCGTATCGTCCGCGGTCGTATGCTGCCGCCCGCCTTCAGGCGCGTTGATCGAATTGGCCAGCACCAGCGCGGTAGTCTGCAACGCCTTCGGCACGATCAGGTAAGCCGGCTCGACGTTGATAGTCTGGCCGCTCGGCTCGGTCTGGGTTGCCATTGCCACAAAGCCCGCGTTCAGCGTGTCGATGCTCGGCGCAGCGCCGGAGGTCACATAATTGGCATGTGTCGATGCATCAAACAGCGCCGTTGCATCCTGTGACAGCGTAGGCCCGACACCAGCCGCGCCTTTCAGCGTAGTGATGTAAACCACGTCACCAACCTTGCGCGCCGCAGCTCGTCCCATTGCTTCCGGGATTCTGGAGAATGCGTCGGTATCGTCATTGATCAGCGCCTGCCGGCTGATAACGAAGTTTTTGGCGTACTCCTTGGCCTGGATCGGCTCGCCAACATCGGAGAACTTGCCGACCTTGTAATTGCCGCCGTCAGGCACTTCATCCAGGTTAGAGAATGCGGACAGATTGACCCGCTTGCCCTGCTTGAAGTCAGACACCGAACCGATACGGCACCACATGCGCCAGGTCTCGGCTGCTTCATCGTACCCCACGCCCGCCGCTTTCTCGGCCACGTTCGCAAGGATACTGGTAAAGTCGGAAGCGGTTTGACCGACGCCAATGTTACGCTGAATCAGCGCCTGACCGACAATATCCTTCGGTGTCATGCCGCGCAGTGATACGCCGGTTCGCCGCAGATAATCGCGCGCGATATCCGAAAGCGGTACATGCGCAAATTCGACATTAGCCTGGAGCTTGCGCCGTTCCTCGACGTTGCGCACAAAGCCTGTGCGCAGCAGGAGACTATCCCGCACGTTCTCGCTCCAGCCGTCCCATTCATCCCGGCCCAGCGTCACATCTACACGCCGCCCGCCGTAGGGCTGCTGTGGCACTGCACGCGATACCGTGACCGGCTGTTCAATCGGCTGGCCTTGTTCGGTTACGCCCTGCTCTGCCAGGTCTGCATAAAGCATCGCGGCCCGCTCGACTGAAAAGCCCTCGGCAATACAACGGCGCATCAAGTCGCCCGCCTCTTTGGTTTTCAGCTTGCGCGTTTCAAAGTACGCCATGATTTCGTCAACGCGCTGGCGTTCGGCTGCTACGCCGTCGCCCTTGCCCTTGTTAACGCCACGCTCGAAAGTGACAACGTTGCCGCCGTCACCGTTGCCGTTTTCGATGTCCATTTTTTTTACCTCTTTATAGCTTCGGTTTATACCCGCTGCGGGGTCAGACGCGACGGATGCCATTGACACCTCGATAGGTGTCCATTTCTTCACGCGATAGGTAACGTTGCCGTTATTATCTTCTTCGCGCACCATGTCCATGACCTCGCCGGATATTGAGATATCGCCGGCAAAACCACGGTTTACTTTCTCGGCCCACTTCGCGCCGTCTGGATCCTGAGTATCAAACTCGACCAGCCCGCGCAGTTTCTTACCATCCAGTTTGATGTCAGACACACGCCCGATCAGCGCCTCCATGTTGTGATTGACAAGCAAAGGCAGTCCGCGCTTTGCCCTGGTCATATCGATGGAGTCGGCAGAGTGTTCCAGGATCTCGGTCGCATAGCCGCGCTTGACCGGCGTTTCGGTTGACAGCACCGCCGAATACCTGACCGATTGATCGGTACTTGCCAGGCGCTGTAGTTCTATTGTGTGTTCGAATTTGTCCATTGTTATACCGCTATCCTCCCCGATGTGTCGATTCGGTATCCCAGATGCCCGGCATACGGCGTTACCTCATCTATACCGATAAACGTTTCATCCCACTGCTTCGCGTCATATACCCTTACCAGCCCCTGATTAATCTTTGTTTTCAAATGCGCCGCCACTTCAGCGGCCACTACAGCGCTAGTCGTTGGGGGGGAGGGATGGGAGCCGAGTCCCGATGCAGCATACTGATGTGACAAAATGATGAAATGCTCCTTTGCCAGCACAGCCGCATCTATTGCGGCAATCGCCGCTGCGGACGTTGCTGCACCGTCAAGTCCAATTTGTGTTCCACGGCTATAACGTTTGTCGTCGCTATTCATATCCCCACGCAGAATCTGAGGATCGAATCGTCCGGCTGTTTGGGATGGATTGATTGTCCAGTTCAACGAACGCGGGCCACGCGTCATCCGAAACCCTTCTGCCACCAGCGCGGCATAAGAGATATCATCGCTGTACCCGCCTGGCAAAGCATGATAATGCGCCCCTTTCTCGAAACCGTTCGATACCATCCAATCTCGCGCGGCCAGCACCTCTGCCGCAAATGCCGTGTCCAGGATAAACCCGGCGCTACTACCCAAAACCGTTGCCACGTTTGCCAGATCGTCCCCTCCGGATTGACTCGCGGTACTCGAATGATTTCCTATCAGTACAAGATCGTCTAGCTCCAACAGTGAGGCCTTTGTCGCGTATGAACTGGTACCGATCAACGACGTAATGATGTTGTACGTTACCGGGATATTCAAATCGGTCCAGACAGGCAATCCATACGTTATCGTATCCGCGTAACCATCGTCCATCATTACCCGACATGTAGCTGGGGTATGTCCGTATACCTCAATAGCATCAAGTCCCAGCGTCATTCCTGATGGAGCCTGCATTCTCACCCGTATTTTGGTTGCGGCAGACCAGTTGACAGCGGATGAAAAATCAGACGGTTTGATTCGAATCTTTTGAAATCCCGTATACGGCGTGCCATGCCCAGCATACAGAGATTTCAGCGCGGTTTTCCATGCTCCGTCGTATACCATGAATCCGAAATTAATATTGGATGCGTGCAAGGAATAATCGGATGGAATATAGATCGTCGCGACTAAGTCGCTCTGACCATTTATTGTCGCCAGTTCGCTCGCCGTCATTGTAATCTCGGCGTCATCATAACCTGTGGCGATAAACGCCACATCGAGAACCTTGTTTCCGGCCACCACGTTTGAGTCGCGGGTTGAAACTGACATCGTTGCTGTGGCTGGAACGATATTCGTTATCCTACCGGTTTCCTGGTACTGAAATATCAGTGTGTTTTTCCCATACGAACTAGCAACGACGGCCCGACTCATTATATCGGCCTCCACAAGATCGTTACATCACAAGCTACGTCTTCGCCGTCAACGCAAATGCCGTTTTCAAATCGCGCTGCTATCCCGGTCAGCATAGCAACACCAGCCGCGCCGCCGTCTCCTAGGTTGACACGGAACACCGGCGTATTACCGGATGCGGTTGCAGCAGCGTCGATTATGTCCAGATAGCCGGTATTGGCGTCGTTCGGGATAACCCCCAATAGGTGAGCAGGGGCAGCGGTAATCAGCGTTTCGGTCGTTCCGATATCCGCCCGCGTTGCGTTCGCTTCCGGCTTGACCACCAGATAGCTATTGGTTGCGCTGTCCGGGTTGCGTTCGCCGGATATTAACGTTGAAAGATAAGCATCTTCAGCGCCGTTTGTATAACTCTGCCCTGTAATCGGATTAACGGCCATTTGCTGAAACCTCTTCTATGTCGTCTTGTATTGCTTCGTTCATGATAGGCGCCGGAGGAATAAACAAACTTTCCTCGGCTTCCCGCTTCAATTCCTCCATGACCTTGACCGGATCCCGGCCCCGCGCGCGCATTACCTCAATATGGGACTCGATCTTTGAATCGAGCAGGATTTTCCAGGCTTTCGCCTCTTTCTCCATGTCGATCCATGGAATGACCGGCGGTCGGTATTCAACCCGGTATGCAGTCGAAAAATCAACCTGGCCGTTAAACACGTTCGGCGAAGCTTCAACGAATTCACGCCATATCGGAATATGCCAGCGGTTAACAGTGACCCGGAACAGCGCGCGATAGTTGACCGCCGCTTCTACCAGCTCTTGCCGCTGGCTCGAATATGTCCCGTTGAAGTCGCGCGCGATTGCGCTGTACCTGGTCCCGGTTCCCGCCGATACCGCCCGCAGCATGGCCGCCCGAAAGTCTGCAAGCCCGCTGTTAGGTCTGTCGCTTTTGATGGTACCTACAAAAGCGACAGA